CTACGATCCATATTGCATTGCGGTCATATACTCCCATATCTTACCTTGTGGTCCATCCTCGTCGGCAAAGTAGAACTTATGAGCACCCTTGATGATCTGCGATTCATCATAGATAGAGCACAGATCCGAATAAAAGCTATTAAAAGCTACGTACTTATCCCACTTAGTTGTACCAGAAGGGAAAGACAGGTTCTTGGTAGCGTCCTCCACTTGGTCAGCACTCCAATGGGCACCTATCTTCTTCTCGCCGCCCGGACCTGTATAGCGGATTTTCTCAATATCCATTTCCGCAAAATTTTTATCGTAGTGCGGACCGTACAAGATAGAATGTTGCTTGCGCATAAACTCCCAGTACATTGCAGGGTGTTCCTCTTTCAGTACACACAGCATATCACTAAGACCGTCCACACTCTGCCACATTGCCTTGTCAGAGGCTACACCGTTAGCCTTTGCGTTTTTTATTAAATCCTTGTATTCCATATTCAAATATATTAAAGTTACATTTTGTTTTGTTTCATCGGAGGTGTTCTGACATTTTGCCGGAAATTTTAAGTGATTTTTCCTGTCACTTTGTAACAGCAAAACAGTGTTTATGCTATCATTTTGATTAATCCTATTCTATTAGCAATTTCTTTAATTCTATCAAATCCGCATCGGTTATCTTAATCGCACCCGTCTTGCCAAATAAAATGCTTGTTATCGGATTGTCCGGAAGCGCAAAACGGATACTACCCTTTCCTATGGTTCCACGGATAAAGCCTTTACCAAATGGCATCTCTTCCATCTCCCGAAGCATGGAAAGCATATCGTTAAAAAGTAAATCCGCATCCACATTGCCATCCTCATCACACAAAAACAAAGCGGCATTATCTATCATGTCACCTATCCCGTCCTTTTGCTTTGCAAGAAAATTCTTCGCCCCTCTCTTGAGATACACAGATGCTACCTTTAATTGAGGATTATTCAATACAAGCCCGTCTATCCTCTCGTCAATCCATAGCTGCAATGAGTCAGCTAGCTTGTCCTTCAGTTCTGTTATATTCTTCTTAACCTCCATTACTTCTTAGATTTTTGTTGCGGTTTCCCGTTTTTCCAATCAATAAACTCCTGCCATGTCATATCGCTATGTTCCGTAACGTATTCACGAAATAAAGCATCTCTTCTCGCTGTTTCCTCCTTGGCTATCTTAGATGTCCTCCTGACAAATGACAACTGCTGCTCCAATACGGCCTTTCCTTCCGCAGATCCCTCTATTCTGCCCTTGACAAGAAGAAGGAGTTCTGAATTAACCATCTCCTGAATGGCCATGCTGTTATCATAATATTCCTTGTTGTTGTTAAGCACGGCTCTCTCCTGATCATTTAGCGACGAAACAATACGGTCTATCTCATCCCATATCGGGGTAGGTGTGGATACTCTCTGTTGTTGAGTGATGCCCGGAATCTGTTTCAACGCCTGTAGCTTCTGTGTATAAGCCTCATTTTCCTGTGCCAGACTTTCCAAACTTCTGCCTGTCGATAACAATGGATCGCTTTCAAACATTCCCATAATAATACTTTTGTTAGTGGTTAATAAAGAAAGTGGCATCGCCCCCGAAGGGGCTTACCACTAACGTTTCTTACGCTTCCTTATGCGCTTGGAGCCGTGCTTGCCTGAGTGCGGCAATTGCATCCGTAAGGGTTCGCCCCCTCCAGTACGTTCACTGTCGGGGTTGACGGTAAACCCACTACACCATAGATTGCACGACAGGTCTTGCGGTCCGTATAGCACATACTATCCTTCAGGACACTTTCCATACCCATCTGTATGATCTTGTTCTGATACAGGTTAGCCACTTCCATTCCGTAGACTTTCTTGTCAAGCTCACAGAACTTGGCGGAGTAACGTTCGTTCAGTGTGTCGTACAGGTCACGCTGTCCTTTGTACAAGCCGAATGCGGCTGTATTCAGCTTGTCGTTCATGTTGTCGTAGAGATCACGGGAAACCTTATAGTTACCGAAATCACCCTCTACCTGTGACTTGTAAAGCTGCCATTTCTCGTTGATATCAATCTCACGATGATTATACATCTGCTCCTGAGTGTTGACTTTAATCCCCCAAATGGTGTTTGTTAACGCCAAAGCCTCATCACAACCTTTCTCCCATGCCTGGAAAGCGGTAGGAGCAACACCGGTACGACCGGAAATAGCATCACTGACTGTGTTGATATTCACGTTTTCAGGCATACCACCGCCGATACCTACACCACGACCACGCCCCCACAATGATAATACTCCCGCACCGATAGCGATACCGAGAGCGGTTCCGGCTAGACCTTTTGAAGCATATTCCTTCCTGTCGTTGTCATGGACATACTCCTTTTCTTTAATCACTTGCTTTACTTCTGCTTCCATAAACTTATAACTTTTTGGAATTACGGTCAATATTGACCGCTCACAAATGTCCGTACAAGTCACTTGCAGATAAAGTAATTACTTGCTATATACTTGCTAATTACTTTCCAATTGCTTGCAACTGTCCATTTCCTTAATTTTTGCCGATTCGAGCGAATAAACGATACACCTTGTCTGGTACGGTTGATAAATCTGCCAATTTCATGATCAGTCAGCATTTTGGACAACGCTAACACAAGAAGATATCTTGCATCGGCGCATTCCTCGCGATTGCTGGCTAATATGTCAGCCTCAACAAGACCGGTAACATCACACACAACACCTATTATATCCTTATACAGTTCCTCTAATTTCATTTTTATTCGGTTTTTGAAAACAAAACACCCGAAGTGTTTGTTATTGCCAATGAAGGCCGCAACAACACCACGGGTGTTTATCTCCTTATCCGACTGTCAATCCTTTCAGGAGGCGGCTTTCTTTTTTTTCTAAGCCGCAAAAGAATCACTTTTATTATATGAGTTTTTTATTATCTGTCACACTTCTACTTATGGCGGATAATACTTGATTTTTCTATCTCATCTTGCACCTCCCTTCTTCTTTATCAGCCAAATGACTACGATTAGCAATACTAATATAACACCTATAGATAACTCTCCTAGTTCTAATTTTGTCTTCTGCCACCATGTTAATTCCTTCTCCACAGGATAGGGGACCCCTACCTCTTTCTCCTTCTCTATATAGGCTGTATCGCGAATTGTCCTGTCACGGTAGACTATATGCCATTTGTCAACTAACACTGAATCGTTCTTCTCTCTTATATAGACAGAATCCTTAATGTGGATAGAGTCACGTTCATACACAGTAAGATAAAGACTGTCAGTCCTTATTGTTTCCACCGGGACATACCTTATACTCCGGCATGACCCAAACAGCAATAGCAATGCTATCCCTACTGCAATCCATATATAGATCCTTAGTTTCATAGCAGGTCCCATCCCTTATAGATATCCTCCATTACGGCAGGAACACCATTCTCAACATAAGATATAGCGGCAGCCAAAGAACACATCGTATCTTTATCCTCAATGTCCGGAACATATACTGAAGGTACCTGCATATCCTGACATACCCGTCTGATGTAAGCCCCTGTATTGTTCTCTGTCTGTGGGGCCCATCTTGCAATAAAGTCTGCAATACAAACACAGTTGTGTCTCCTTCTGTAATTCTGCAATGTACGGATTAAAGCACGATAACCCCATTTCATCTCTACAAACTGAAAAAACTCCTTGTCTGTCTGTTTTTCTCTCAATCCCTGCCATTTATCCTTTGTTATTCGGATATTACCCGGATTGTTGTTTCTCAAACCTCTTGGTAAACTCTTCATTTCTTTCCCTCCTTTTCTTTTAATTGCTCTATTAAATTATTAAACCGGCTGTTAATATAAATGCTGATGCCAAAAACACTACCGGCATACAACAGACATTGAGCAAACAACCACAATACACTGTCGTGTATCTGACCCATAGGTTCCGAGCATACAAAGCCGGCCACAGCCAAGGACGCTCCCAGTACAAGCATCCCCACAGCGGTTGAATACTGAATGTTTTCTTTTGTCTCCTTTCTCATTGTGCAATAATTTATATGACTTTCTATCCTTTTTTTAATACCATCAATTACACGTTTTGGATTACCCGATTCTCAAACTAACCTTTATTTTGTATGACAAAAAAAGAGCCTGCCACGGAAATTAATCCGCAACAGGCTCTTGATTTTAAGAAATAGATAACCGGCAATTAATGTCGGTTACCGTGATAGAATCTTATAGCCTCATTGACATATAATGATACCGATTGCTCCTTATCCAATATAGCTGCCACGTCCTCTTCTATCATAACAAGTATTCTTTTCACGCCATTAACCTTCGGTCTTCGGGGCACACCATTGCTGTCCAATATCCTATATATCGTTTGCTCAGACTTTATATCTGTTTCCTTCATTATCTCCTTGATAGCTATCCCGTCCTTATATAGGGACAACACCCTAGACTCTTGATCTAGGGTAATAGATCGTCTTCTTGCCATAATTAATATGTTTTATAACATTTATAATTTGTTGCTCGTTAATTCAAAAAGTTGCACCTTTGCATCGGACATCAACGATGTTAGTCGCACTTCGGTGCGTGGATTGAAACGACATTAAAAATGTCATTGTGGCTTAAACCACATTTTAATATTTAGGGCAGCGAAGAAATTCGTTGCCCTAACTTTTTATTTATAAAATCTCAATTTTGGTTCTTGTCCATACACTGCTATAGACGTAAACATAAAAAGATTTTCCATCTTTAAAAAGTCTGATACTATTATATCCTTTTTCAAATAATTTATTTACGAATATATATATGTCTGATAAGATCACACGAATATAGTTGCAACTATCCAATGTGCCATTAGGTGAGCTATATATATGTAATATATGATTAATATTATCGCCATAATCACAAACTTTAAACAAAGCAGTTTCCTTATTTCCGGTAGAAATATTATAAATCGTAGAATTTAAGGCTTGAACACTATCGCTCAAGCCTTTATTTTCTTTCGTAGCAATCCCTATCAGTCCTCCCAGCTCTTTGTTTAGATAAAATCCATGTTAAAAAGAGAGTACACGAATCGTAACTATAAGGTCATAATTTATAGCAGTTATCATAATCTGATTATCCTTTAGTGATATAGATATAATTTTATCAGCACTAGAGAATATCTTCGTAACAATGCCGGTAGAATCAACATAAATCATCATTTCTCCGTCATTATGGCTGACATATACGAATTCATTGGTAGGAGCACCTATACTAAATGATACTCCTAGCCGTATTGTTTCATAATATTCAGTTCGTTTTATTCCATTTGTTGGCAGAAGTCCTCCCAGCTCTCGATTTTTGGTTAGAATCAT